TTGCTGCCAAGTTGATTGCCCCCGGCATCGTGGATGAAAGGAGTATTGTTGATGTGCAACCCGACGACCTCAAAGGATACACCCAAGTCCATCTCTTCGCCGGTATTGGAGGGTGGAGTTACGCCGCACGCCTCGCCCAATGGCCCGACGACCGACCCCTCTGGACTGGCTCCTGCCCTTGCCAACCCTTCAGCAACGCCGGCAAGCGAGCAGGGACCGCAGATGCACGGCACCTCTGGCCCGAAATGCACCGCTTGGTCGCAGCCCTCCGGCCTCCTGTCGTCGTTGGCGAGCAAGTGGCAAGCCGGGCAGGTCTCGCCTGGCTCGACGGTGTATGCGCTGATTTGGAAGGTGAGGGCTACGCCACAGGGGCGATCGATCTCTGCGCTGCGAGCGTCGGCGCGCCCCACATCAGGCAGCGTCTGTGGTGGGTGGCCCACTCCTCAGGCGCGGGACCACAAGGGAGCGGATCTGGATGGGGTCCACGACAGGGGCGGGAAGGGACCGCCGCTGAACGAGGTGGCGAGGCTGGCTGGATGGGCGACGCCGACAGTCCACGACACGAAGGGGACCGACTACAACCGCTACACGGAGGCTGGGAAAGGCGAGAACAGATCGGCGGCATTGCAGGACCAGGCACAACTGGCTTCTGGTCCCGAGCCGACTGGATCCCCTGCCGCGACGGCAAAGCCAGGCCAGTTGAACCCTGCACATTCCCGCTGGCTCATGGGGTATCCAACCGAGTGGGACGACTGCGCGCCTATGGCAACGCCATCGTCCCGGCGCTTGCGGCCGAAATCCTAGCTGCGTTTATGGAGGTGCGCCAATGAAACGCTGCGGGAAGTGCGGCGAGACAAAGCCGCTTGATGAGTTTTGGGTGGACCGCAGGCGCGGGCAGCCGAAGTCGAAGTGTAAAGCATGCTCAATTGTGGACAGTCGAGCATGGAGAAAGACGAAGCCTGAATACGAGCGGAGCCGCTATCAGGCCGTCAAGAATGAAACGCGCGAGCGCCACTTGGTGCGAAAGTATGGCGTGTCACTGGCAGCCTACGATGCAATGCTCAAGGCGCAGGGCGGGAAGTGCGCAATCTGCCTAGCACCGGAAGAGGCACAATTTAAAGGCGTATTTCACGTCGATCACTGCCACTCGACCGGCAAGGTGCGCGGACTGCTTTGCCGTGGTTGCAATCATATCCTCGGGACCGTCAAGGATGACCCAGAAACGCTTCAGCGTGCGATCAACTACTTGATCGTCCCGCAAGTCGCCGCAGAAATCTTGACTGCACTTCTAGATATGGAAAAGGAATCATCATGCTATTCGGTCTAGGTTTAGTCCTCCTCGTCACTGGGTTGTGTGCCACACCTTACGTCGTCAAGCCCTTCTGCAAGAACCTGGACTGGAAGGAGTGGACCCTCCTAGTGTGGTTGTTTGTGGGTATCGCATCCTTCTCAACCTCCATCCTCATCCTGTGTCTGAGGTATCTGCCGTGAGCCATGGGGGTACCCGCACCTGGACCAACCGGGACATCCACCTTCGCCACATCTCCGATGCCGGGGCCATGGTCTCTGCCCGCAAGCGGGTCAAGGCTGCCGCCCCCAACTGCAACCCCCTCATCAAGCAACTCTATCAGGTGTATGTCGAGGAGGCCACGGGCGATTTTGAGGGGACCTCCCGTCGTAGCGGGGTCAGCAGGGCAGCCGTCCGCCGCTGGGCCAAGGGGGAGCGCGACCCCAAACTTTCTCTTGTTATGGCCGTGGCCGATGTGCTTGGCTTCGACGTGATCCTCCAGCCGAAGAGGAAGATATGACCCCCAACCTCTTCGCCCTCTACGTCCTGGCCTGTCCCCTCGGGGAACAACCGGGGCACCGTCTCTGCGTTGCGGTGATCGAAGAAGTCGAGTCCGTAAAGGAATGCCGCAGCCGCTACCTTGAAATCAAAGCAACACTTCCCGCCAACCTGCATTTGGGATTCCCCGAATGCGTCTCCCTTCGAAAGGTAAGAGGTTTCCATGAAGCTATCAAATAAGTACAACCTGCCGCAGCCCATGGTCGCTGCACTGGAAGCAAACGAGTACGACTCAGGAGGTGCGGACCTCACAGCCACCTCCCTCTGGAAGCCGCCCCACATGGTGGCCCTCCAGAAGCAGCACCCCGATCTGCCTCTGGATGCCAGCGATCTTCTGGGATCTCTCCTAGGTGTGGGCTTCCACGCAGTGATGGCACGCTACGACAACCAAGCCATACCGGAGAAGCGTCTCTTCGCCCACGTCGATGGCGTCCTCCTGAGTGGCCAATTCGACAGACTCCTCCTGGAAGAGGGCATCCTTCAAGACTACAAGGTCACTTCCGTTCCTCGCTTCAAGCACTCCCTCGCGGAACCTGAGTGGGAGAACCAACTCAACACGTATGCCTTCCTCCTCCGCAGCAATGGGGTCGAGGTCAAGCATCTGCAGATCGTGGCCTTCCTGCGGGACTGGCACAAGGGATCGGCAGACCGCAGCCTAGATTACCCATCCCTGCCGGTGCAGGTGGTGGACATCCCCCTCTGGTCCGTGGAAGAAGCGCAGGAGAAGATCACCCAGCGCATTCAGTACCACAAGGAGGTGCCGCCCTGCACGCTGGAGGATCGCTGGCATCGTCCGCCCAAGGTTGCCGTCATGAAGGAAGGACGTAAGACCGCAGTCCGCCTCTTCGATACCGAGTCGGAAGCCACCGCTTTCATGGCCAACCAGAAAGATAGCAAGCAACTCTTCCTTGAAGTTCGTAAGGGATCCAACGTCCGCTGCGAAGAGTATTGCCCCGTGGCTTCGGTCTGCACCATCAAATGATCTACACCCACATAGGTGGGTCCATCTTCCGGAACCGCAAGCAGATCTTGGTGATCGTCCCGGTGTCGGGTAACCCCCGCACCGTGGACACCATCACCGAAGAACTCGTCACCATCCTCAACAAAAGGAAACCCAATGTCCCTAGAACTAGCAGCAGTAAGCGAGGAGTTCCTCCGGCATCTCGCAAACGCAAGCCGTAACGGAACCTACTGCGGTATGTACTTCACCTGCGACGAGACAGCAGAGAAAGCCTCAGCCCTCCTCCGACGCATGGGAGAACTAGTGGATGTCGTCCTCGACAACACAACAGAAGTGGGATAACAGGTTCCTGGATCTGGCGACCCACGTTGCCGCCTGGTCCAAGGATCCCAGCACCAAGGTGGGTGCCGTCCTGGTGGGATCCTCCAAGACACAGGTGGCCCTAGGCTACAACGGGTTTCCCCCTGGCCTGGAAGATTCCACAAAACGCTTGACTGATCGGGCCACTCGTCTAAGGTACACCCTTCACGCGGAGCGGAACGTGTTGGACAACGCGGCCTTCCCCACCAAGGGGGCCACCCTCTACACGACCCACCCCCCGTGCAATCTCTGTGCCCTCTCCATCGCCAGCAAAGGAATACGTCGTGTGGTCTGCGCACCTACGGATCCTTCTTTTGCTAGCCGATGGGCTGAAGAGATTGTTCTGTCACGCGAGATCCTTCGCGAAGTTGATATCGAGTGTAACTTCTAAATGATACGCTGGACTCACAGATCTACCACGAAGACCACCATCAACAAGTTCCCCCCTGGTACCACCGTCCTCGTAGAGGGCGACCCCAGCCCAATCTATACCGTTGGATTGCCTGACGGATCCCTGAGTTGGGCAGATGAATCAGAACTGGAGAATGTAGAATGCCTGTTTTCTCGAAACACCCAAACCAGAAGCGGATGAAGCTGCTCCTCCTCGGTGATCCGGGGGCGGGCAAGACCGGCCTGATGGCGACCCTCGCCAACCAGGACTACAAGGTCAGGATCCTTGACCTTGACAACAACCTTGGGATCTTGACAGCCTACCTCAAGGAAGGTAAGGCTGACAACATCAGCTACTTCTCGATTGGCTCCAAGGATCCTGACTCATGGAAGAAGTCCATTGCGGTGACCACCAAGTGGACCCTGCCCGATGAGGATCTCGGACCACTGGAGGAGTGGGACAGCAGGACGGTGCTGGTGGTGGATTCCGCCACCTTCTGGAACGACGTTTGCATGGCCCAGATCCTCAAGGAAAACGGGATCGTGGACGACAAGTCGGGCTTCGACCGCAGCCTCTGGGATGTCATGCGTAA